ATCTTATAAATGCTGGAAGGGTTCAGCAGAATTAGAAGATAATATTGATGGGTCTAAGTCAATTAAAAAATTGATCATTGAATAAGAAAGCATACGCATTTTTTCTTAAAAAAAATAGGCCTAGAAATAGAGTAGCCCAGGAATTAAGTGATGGACGTTATCATCAGCGTGTGATAAAGAATAAGAAAGCATATGACCGAAAAAAGCGTAAGATTTCAAGCAGAGATAGTGAATGGGAAATGTCCGACGTGTAGTGAATATACAATGTTAGTTGGAATTACGAAAGAATACTATAGATGCTTAACATGTGGCGGAGATTTAAGACAACATATTAATGGTAAAATAACTTACTTACCTGTATTACATCCACCTGCAGGAACTAAACCATATGTTAAAGAGTGGTTATAGATGGGTAAACGAGCATCCTTTGGAGCTATAACTAAACCTCTACGCGATAAGCCTAGAAAACGGCCTGGTCGACACAAAAAGAACAGAAATAAACACGAGAAAAGAATGGGAAAATATCGTGGAAAAGGTAAAAAAGGACGTTGACAATTATCCCCTGATATCCTATATATACAGAAAGAAAGGAAAATATGAGATATACATTTAAAGTTGCAGAAGATGGTAAGGAAGAAGAAGAAAAGAAAGCCATGTCATTTAAAAAAATATTAAAATCTTTGATAACACCTAATCCTAAATGGACTGGTTATATATCCTATGAGAATAAAAAGAAAAGAATGGTTTATCATAATATTCTAAATGGTAAGAGAACATGAAAGAAAAGAAACTAACTATAACAAGTAAGAATATTAGTACTAAACAATGGTCTAATTTAATTTTAGAATTAAACCTGATTAAAAAAGCATGGGAAAGATATGCGAAGATAGATATACATGCGCCAGGAATTAAAAAGATCATTACTCAGGGAAGACGGATTAATGATTCAAAAGAAGATTGACGAAGCAGCCAACATGTGGAATAAAACTCGCAATCCTAAATATAAGGAGCGTTGGTATAAATTAATAGAGGAAGCTTATGGCAAAGACACTAATTATTTTAATACTTCTTTTCGACGGCACATTAGTAAAAGAGCCACTAGAATTTGAAAAACCTGTGACAGTTGTAGATTGTTTAATGTTTGCTGATGATCATAGAGAAGCCATTGCTATTTATAAAGATAGTGATGACAATACCAGCGGCTGGTACCTCAAAGATGGTAGAGGAACAGTCCAGGGATTTATTTGTGAATGAGTTATTAATATTCTTCTTTATAATCATTCTAATCTACGGATTTATTATTTGGTTATTCCTATTATGGAATAAGGAAACTCCGCTACATACCTACTCTAAAGAGGGAAATATAAGAGTAGGCAATTGTGGTGAGAAGCCTTAGCCTCTAACACAATTTGGCCATATTGTCAATCCTAGGTTGTCTTTAAAGGAGTACAAGTAAATTTAATATAGATTTGATGGTTGTTAACTTCGTACCTTCCAATCTCTAACATCTTCTCAGTACCCTGCTCATAACCCGCTAGCATACACTCATACATATCAGGAAACTCTTCCGGCCATTCATAAGGGGGAAGACAAGTACTTGCTGTATAGCTACACATAATTAAAGTTAATAATATTTTCATATTGACAAACCTATTAAACATCCTATATTGTCATTATAAATAAATGAAAGGAATCATGACTGATATAACTAAATATAGAAATGTTTCGTTAACACACGAAACATATAAGACATTGATTAGTTTGTCTAAGGTTTTATTGCCGGACGCAAAACTATCAATTAGCAAAACTATTGAACAAATAGCTAATGAGAAAGCGAAAAAGTTAAATGGTAAAATTAAAGAAACAAAACGTTAAGGTCCATATCTGTCCAACCTGCAAAGGTAATGGCTTTTTAAAAGTTGGGACAGAGTTTGGAGAAACAGTTCACCAATGTTGGGACTGCGATTCAGAAGGGGAATTTTATGTATATGAATCCAAAGATATTATCGACGATAATGATGCTGATAATACTTCAAGTAATGATATCAAGCTGCACTAAGGTAGACTTTGAAGGATATGATCCTTCTACTTCCTTATTAAAGTGGGTAATCAATAAGGATAAAAATGCAGCCAACTGAAATTGCATATATTGCCGGACTATTTGATGGCGAAGGATGTGTGACTTGTAAGAAGAAAGCTACCAAGCGTAAAGATAGAAATAATAAAGTTTATAACCAATGGTACATTAGATGTGAGTTAGCAATGACTGACAAAGATACTGTTGAATGGATGCATAAAACTTTAGGCTTTGGCTGGTGTAAAGAAAAGAAATATAAAAACAAACCTAACTACAAAAAACAATGGCGTTGGGCCTGCGGATACAGAGACGCTTTAGTTTTTGCTAAACTGATGTGGCCCTTTGTTCAAGTTAAACTTCATAAACTAGAACAAATTATTGACCACTACGAACCATATGATAAAAATTTATCTGAGAACGTAGTAGATCTTGCATTAGAGCGAGAGATAAGGAAATTAGAAAATGACAGATAAGAAGACACAAAATATACAATACAATGTATTAACATGGGGACCATGTGTAGTTAAAATGAAAATGACTGATGCTTTCCATAAAATATTACTTAAAGAAGCGGAAGCTGCTAAAGATCCTAAAAATTTATATCAGCATAGACTCGCTGGAATCATTCAGAAAGAATATCAGTTTCAAGATAAGAGAAAAATCTTACCTTATTTAAATGACATCATTAAAATATACGATATAATTTGGGATAAGTGGCGGAACAGTGACAAGCCAAGTAATAATAAATATTTAGTCAAAGCACTATGGGTTAACTTTCAAAGACAACATGAGTTCAATCCACCACACGATCATTCAGATGAATTATCTTTTGTTGCTTACTTAAAGATTCCTAAAGAGATTAAAGAAGAATATAAAAATTATAAGGGAAAATCTTCTGGTCCTGGTGGTATTAGTTTTATATATGGTGAAGGAAACCGGCAAGCTATCACATATCAAGCTCACTTTCCAGAAGAAAAAGATCTGTTTATATTCCCTGCATGGTTAAAACATTATGTGGCGCCTTTTCAATCGAATGTTGAAAGAGTGTCTGTGTCGGGTAATATTACTAGTACTATTGAGATAAAAAACTTACAACCAACGAAGCCTAAAAATGAGTAAAGACAAAGGTCGAAAATGGGATGGAAAATCAAGGGTTTCCAACGATTTGTATAGAAAAAATTTTGATGAAATTTTTGGAAAAACAGAAGATCCTTTTAAAAAAGAACAGAATGAATTGAAAGAGTCTTACGACCAGTCAAAAAGAAGTAAAAAGGAAAGAGAAGATATCCTTAAAGAAATAGAAGAACGAAACGGTTTCTAACGACCCCCAGCGACCCAGCGCCTAAATCCATCATATGGTCATCCAGCATATGGGTTGACAATCCTACAAAAACAGCTATATAAGGTGACATGAAAGCAATAAAAAACTATATACAGTTTAACGCGGGATCGGTGTATGGAAAATTAAAAGGCTATCTAATAGTCAAACTGCGTAGAAAGGAGAAACCATGAGTAAAAAAAATAATGGTGGTTTAACTACTATCTTAGGTCGTAAAATTGATTTTAAAAATGTAAAGAATCAAGTTGCGGTTAAAGTATTGTATGAAAAAAACCACTCTAAATTTACTTTACTAGATGATAACCGAGATATTGATAAAACACACGTAGCATTGTTAGTTGTGTCTATGAAAAAAAATGGACAGCTAATGCCTATTGTTGTTAACGAGAAACTAGAAGTGATCGAAGGACAACATAGGCTACAAGCTTGTATGGAATTAGATATTCCAGTTGCCTATATTATCAGTATTAAAGCTTCAAGTAAAGATGTTGCTATAATGAATAACTCACAAAAAGGATGGAAAAATAAAGACTTTCTTAAACATTTTAGTCATAAAAATCATTCTAATTGTGCAGAGTATCGAAAGGTCAAAAGATTCTTTGATACTTATCCATTGCCATTTGCAATTGGAGTCATGCTGTTAGCCGGATGGAACAGTTATGAGTCTGGTAGTAAAGCGGGACCAATGCCATCGTTTAGAGATGGTACGTTTAAAATCAATGATCTATTAGATGCAGAGACAAAAGCTGGACAACTTGTTAAGTTGAAGAGTATAGTTCCACATCTTGTTAAGATTAACAAGTTCTGTGTTGCATTTTTAAGAGTGTCTAGATTAGATAATTTTTCTATCAAGACATGTTATGATCAAGTGGGTAAGAACTTTAATAAGTTCAATCATTGTAACAACCAAGAAGATTGGATTGAAGCGATGGTGACAGCGTACAATCATAAGTTAGTAACTAAGGGTAAAAAAGCCCATAAAAAAATCTCTATTAGAAAAGAGGGATTTTAAGGTAGTGGGCCTTCTGAATAAGGAGGCCCATTAAAAATTATGAAAAAAATTAAATTAAGAATATTAAAATTTATTCAAGATAAATCTAGTTCCATTAGTCAATGGGCATGGATTAAACGTGTATTGTTAATGAACGATAAAAAATATGATGAGTGATAAGGATATAAAGGAATACCACGATAATGTGGCCAAGATGGAAGCTAAAGGGATCAAGAAGTCTGAGAAATATAAATATATTCAAGGAGAACAGATCACGGACCATGGATCAGGGACCAGGGTCTATGATATAGTTGGTAGTAGACTTCCAAGCGTGACTACGATATTAGGGCGTACAAAAAATCAAGATTTTATAAAGAAATGGAAGGCCAAAGTTGGAGAAGAACAAGCAGAACGAATCAAGAATCATAGTTCTAAACGGGGAACTGCCATGCACAAATTCTTGGAATCTTATATACAAGGAGTTGGGTACGATGATCTTACAGGGATCGGACAAGAGGCGCGTCCCATGGCCGACAAAATTATTGAAATCGGTCTTACGCCTGTTGAAGAATATTACGGCTCAGAAGTTATGCTACACTATCCTGGGTTATATGCTGGGTCTACTGACTTGGTTTGTCTTCATAATGGATTAGAAACAATCGTTGACTTTAAGCAAAGCAATAGACCTAAGAAAGACGAATGGATTCAGGATTACTATATGCAAATCGCTGCATACGCCATGGCCCATGACTATGTATATGGTAGCCAGATTAGGCAGGGTGTTATCATGGTGTGTACTCCTGATTTGTATTACCAAGAATTTAAGATGCAAGACTCCGATCTAAGACGCTGGAAGCATGAATGGTTGAAGAGAATGAACCAATATTACGAAATATTACGTGATGAGAAGGAGCAAGCTAACGTCAAAATGACCCCTGAGGACTTCTCAAATAAGGCATAAACCTGTCTCAATTATGGCGGAAATATGGCCAACGACACATTCTGTATATGTATGGAAAAAGTTTTAAAAAAAAAATAAAAAAGTGCTACGAAAAAAGTGTCAATCTGTCACTTTGGCTTAGAAGTGTTGGTATACAACAATAATGATTGCCAAATTGTGGAAATAAAAAGTGTCATGTGACACTATAATCTGTCACATTGGAAACTACCTGCGACAGAAGTGTACAATATCTCAGATTGCCCGCGCGCGAAGCGTTTCATTTTTTGTCTTTTTTTGATTTTTTTACCATACCTATACAGAATAGAATTTTTGGGTTATAAGATGGGATGCCTAAAAAGAGAAGAAAATCTGTTGCCTCATTTGGAACTACTGAAATACCATTCCCTAAAGTTAGGGTTGAGTGGATTGATTGTGTAAGTGATTCCGGTTGGGCTAATGATAAAGAGTTTGATAAGATGTCTCTAGCAAGACCTATCAACGAGGGCTGGTTATATTCTAAAGATAAAAAATCTATTAAATTATTTGCTTCTTATGACAAAGAAGATGATGGTAGCTTTACTTTTGGTGATCGGACGATGATACCGAGACAGTGGGTAAGGAAGATTCAGAAGATTTAGGAGATTCAGTTGCTTCCCCTTCAACAGTCTTCATGTTCAACAGAGGTGCATAGTCGTCTAAAATTTGCTTCATCTTTGCTTCTAGTTGTTCTTCTGTCATATCCTCTAGCTTACCTGTCTTCACTTCTTTTCGGTCTATGTATAGTCCTGCTGCCTTTCCTCTACTTATTTCAGCGTTCACAGCAGAAGAGAAAGACCCTTTCTTCAAAGCAGCCTGTTTAATTCTATCTAATTCAGAAATATGTTTTGCATAAGTCACTTGATGTTTTTGTAATCTTTCTTCTTGTAGTTTACCAACATATGCTACAACTAATGGTGAGAGTCTAGGATTCATAAGTTCTGATCCTTCTTGTCTTGATCTCTTAGGGCTATAGCCAGCTAGTGCCGCTGCCTCTCCCTGTGAAACTGGTCCATCAGGCCCACCGAATACCATAAACTCGGCAAATCTCTTTTGCATTTCTGTCAATCTTTTAGGAACTCCCATGTTGACAATTTAGGGTAACTATCCTATATTGTCAATAGTTATGACAGACAATAAAGATGATAGAGGAGCAGGTGATTTAACCATGTTGATTGATCAATATAAAAAAGAGATATGGGCATGGAAACAAAAAGAATCTGAATGGGTTAAAACTGACAACCAGCTGCAGGGCAATAAAAGAATTATTGAAGAACTAACATCTAAACTAGTTGATCAAGAGAGACAGATTCAAGAGTTGAAACACGATAACAAAACTTATAGAGAAGAAATAGAAAAAGTTCTTGCAGATAAAAACAAATGAGAGTAAGAGATTTACAGGAATTTTTATCTAAATTCACCGAAGCTAAAAAGGACGGAAGTCGTCAAGGTAATGCCATGAGTGATGCTGTTATCTTTGTGGAAAGAGATGGATTCCTGGAAGAAATTAAACGTATGGAAGTCCACGAAAATAGTCAAACAATCATTGGAGCGACAAAGAATCATCAGTCGCACAGGTTAGTTTTAAAAACAAAAACAGAAAGAAAAATTATTATTCCGGATAAACTACGTGCTGACGTAGTTTAAATGAACGACAATGTTCCCTCAAAAAATATATGGGCCCAGAGGCTAAATTTCATAAAGAAATTAAAAGAAAACTCCCCGAGTTTTCATGGATTAGAATTGAAAACATTAGCTTACTTGGTACTCCTGATCTATTGGGCTGCAATACTTCTGGGCACTTTTTCACTGTAGAATTAAAAGTTACAAAGAGTAAAAAGATCAGATTTTCTCCACATCAAATTGCGTTTCACGTGGCACATCCTACCAACACCTTCATCTTGGTAAAGGCCCTTGGTCCTTTACCCATGAAAACTTTTTCATGGTCCATGTACCGTGGTTCCAGGATCAGGGAGCTTGCTGCTTGTGGCTTGAAGCTTGACGCTTGTGCCTCTACGCTTTCCGCTTGTCGCTTGATGCTTGAGAACCTGAACTAGGTTCTGGTTTAGGTTTGCTTGAGGCTTGCTGCTTGGAGCTTGAAGCTTGTTGCTTCCTTCTCTCTGCCCTTAGGGCTTTGTAATATTTCGGGGATCTAAACATTTTAGTGTTGGCCGTATGATATATTTTTAATTTCAGGATTCCAGCAATTTCTGCAATCGCCGCAAATATTTCCCTGCTTAGCGCTGGGGCATGTGGCGCCAGATGTAACCACGGTCGAAGTGGTCGGCCAGCCTCCAGCTGCTGCCTGGTCCACCATTGGCATGGAGAACCGGATCACCAGATTAGACGGCTTGCGGTCGAGATGGTTCTTGACCCATGCTTCACGGGTCGGCATCCAGTGCCGCCTCGTGGGTGTTAACCTGCAAACTTCATAAATTTTATTTAAGTGATCCAGATCCTGGACATCTCCTGAGTCGTGCCACCTGAAGACGTCGGGCTTTTTGCTGTTGATCAGGTGGGCCATTGCCTGGACCCAGTCTGGGCTCTTCACGGCCTCCAGTCTTCTATACTGAGCTTGTTGAACAACCTTAAACACGTAGCAGCCCTTCAGGGCGTAACAGTCATAACAAACTGAGTTTTTTATATCCCTGAGCTTAGAGCCAGTCTTGCATTCTTTGGCCGGCAGGCCTATTGACCAGCCAGGCATCTTACTTGGTTTACTTAGACCACCAACAATGGTCCATGCTTCATCTGTTTTCATTTTTTATTCTCCTTTATAATCCTATTGTAGCTTGCTGCTT